TGGAGTTATAGAGAGTCATCTGGGGGTTTGGCGTGACGGTGATCAAAGTCGTCGAGGTGACGTTTGTGAAACTATCGCCGAGCAACTGGACCACCACAGGTCCATGGTAAGATCCGCCGTTAAGAGTCGCAATGATGCGAGGGCTCAGTCCAGGGCGAAAATCCGTGTTAGTGGTGGAAGTCGCAGTATTGATGATGACATCTAAGCCGTCGTAGTTAGGATAGCCGGCTGCTCCCCAAGAAGCCAATGAGCCGTGCGCTAGACTGCCATTCACCTTACTGATGAATCCGGTAGATAAGGTGGTGTCAGTCACAAGAGGCAGTGAATTCACTGCGGGTGCGTCGAACATTACATTATAGTCGATCCAAATCGAGCCGGGCGAGGCCGTTAGGCCCGGCGTCGTGTCTACGCTGACGCTGAATGCCACGCCTGAGTCCTCGAGGCTGGCACAGTTAAGCCATTTTTGTCGCATACATCTCGATGCGTCGATTGCCGTTTTCGCACCTTTCCAGACTGGGGTGACGATTCGTGGTGAGAGATAGACAATGTCTTGGAATCCAAGGCCCTGCCCGACACCGTTTGTCGGGTTGTAATCGATACCGGCGACCATTTCTCCTGAGACCACCGTCCCGGAGGCCGATACATACGAGATGACCGGGTTTCCGAGAAGTCGGTAGTTTTGATAGACGGTGGCGAAAGTGTCGAGGTGTCGGAGGCCTGAGATGCCAGGCGCGAAGAGATGGGACTCTGGGGCGTCAGGATTGACGGCGAACCAGAACTCCCGGTACTTGACGACGAGGGTGCCGGTCTTATTTGACCGGACCCGCGTCGTTTGGGCCGGGTTTCTGGCTGGCCGCCGCGCTGGCGTCCGCTGGTGTTGTTGTTGGGATTTCCCCTTGTGCATATTGAATCGCACGCGAGCGGGGCGCGGTGTTCACCTTCGATAACCCCCGGGATGGAGATCTCTGGTTCGGGCAGCCGAAGCACCCGATCGAGATCTTGCAGGGGAAGGGTCTTTACGTCTTCGATGAGCTGTGACAGTTCCGAGGACGATAAGCCCAACTTGTGGGCAATCGAATCGTGGACCAACTCAGGAAGTTCGTCCTCTGACGGCCATGGGCCGAGCTTAGTACGATAGTCCGCGACATCACAGTCGCCAGCGAATCGTCGAGCCCAGTCGCCCAGTAAAGGAGTTGTCGAGTCGGTGGTTAAGTAGCCGTTGGCCTTGCAAAGCAGGGCTACGGAACTGGCTCGAGTCAGGTCGTGATTAAGGTGGAACTTTCTGATCGCGCGCCCCACATCGCCGTACGAGCGCAATGATACCCAGGGGTCCGGGAAGAA